CGTAGAAGAGACCGACGCAAACACCTGCTTAACATGTACAAGATGAAAAAAGGGTGTTCCATTTGTGGATACAATCGTCATGGATGTGCGCTAGACTTTGACCATGTAGACGCTTCAAACAAGGTTGCTGCTGTGTCTAGGCTTACATTAGGTAGTATAAAAAAACTATTTTTAGAAATAAGAAAATGTCAGGTATTGTGTAAGAACTGCCACTCTGTTAAATCGTACACACAGGAGAGGGAACGCCATGCGAGTGCTAACGTTTGACGTAGAAACTACACACCGTGACAAACCCAGCGGCGGTACGACTGCACTGCCCCACTTCGGCAACCGTCTTGTATCTGTAGGTTTCAAGTGGTTAGGTAATGATGTACAATACCTATGCTTTCACCACGCAGACCGTGAGCCTAGCCGGGATGCGTTCAACATCTTTCAAGATGCCCTGCGTCTTGCTGATGTAGTTGTTGGACAAAACATCAAGTTTGATTTACAATGGATACGCTCATGTAACTTTAGCTATGAGGGGCATGTATATGACACGATGGTTGCGGAATACCTGTTGGCGAAGGCGAGGCGTTGGCCTCTTGGCCTTGCTGCTCTTGCCCAAAAGTATGGCGGCATACAGAAGGAGAAAGACCTCGTTCAGCCGTATCTCAAGGATGGGAAGACGTTCTACGAGATACCGTGGGAGATAGTAGAAGAGTACGGCATAGCTGACGTAGCCGCTACAGAACACGTTGCACTCAAGCAACTAGAAGCCTTTGGCACAACCTTTGAGGAACTTTATGGAAAACGAACTGATACCGACACTGAAGCTGTCGCTTGAGATGACAGACGTACTCGCCAAGATAGAGTACAACGGTCTGAAGATAAACCTCAACACACTTGAGCAGATACGAGAAGAATACGAAACTGAGATGCACGAGTTAGAAATGCGTCTGGATAGTTTGGCACGTAACGCTATGGGTGACACACCTATCAATCTTGCCAGCCCCGATGATAGGTCGATGCTCCTATACTCACGCAAAGTTGCAGACAAAACCCTCTGGTCGCAGGTGTTTAATCTAGGACATGAGGTGCGTGGGTCTACACGCAAACCAAAGATGCGTACCCGCATGAAAGCCAAAGAGTTCAAAGAAAACGTACGCGGTTTGACACGTGTAGTGTACAAGACAGAAGGGCAACGTTGTCCAGATTGTGATGGGGAGGGCCGCTTTCATCCATCACGCAAGGATGGCACACCAAGTAAAGCGGTACGAATTTGTAAGACATGCAGGGGTACGGGTGTCCTGTATCGCAGCACCGGCGAGGTAGCAGGATTTAAACTTGTGCCTCGCAATCCTATGGACGTTGCGTCTGCTGGTTTTAAAACGGACAAGGTTACACTCGAAGAACGTGCGCCAGAACTTGATGGTGCAGCCCGTGACTTTGCCGAATCGTACGTACGGTACAATGCCTTGCGTACCTATCTAAGTACCTTTGTTGAAGGGATGCAGAACAATGTTGACGAGAATGGTTTCATACACCCAGAATTTATGCAGTGTGTTACGGCGACGGGTCGCCTTTCGAGCCGCAATCCTAACTTTCAGAATATGCCACGTGGAAATACCTTCGCTATACGCAAGGTTGTCGAGAGCAGGTTCGAGGGTGGTCAGATACTTGAGGGGGACTATTCTCAGCTAGAGTTTCGTGTTGCTGGTTACCTAGCTAACGACGACGGCATCCTGACAGATGTAGAAGCTGGTACAGACGTACATAGTTACACAGCCAGTGTGATAGGCTGTACTCGACAGGAAGCCAAGGCCCACACATTCAAACCGTTGTACGGTGGCGTGAGTGGCACTGAAGACCAGCAAAGATATTACCGTGCGTTCAAGGAGAAGTATGCAGGTGTGAAGGAGTGGCATGAAAGACTACAGAGAGAGGCTGTGAAAGAAAAGCAAATCAAGTTACCGTCAGGAAGACAGTATGCTTTTCCAGATGCAAAGTGGACAGAGTGGGGTACAGCTACAAATCGTACTGCCATCTGTAATTATCCGGTACAGGGATTTGCAACCGCAGACCTGTTACCCATGTGCCTTGTACGTCTCAGCCACCTAGTGGAAAAAAATAATTTACAGTCTGTAATCTGTAACACTGTACACGACTCTATCGTCATGGACGTACATCCTGACGAAAAAGATATTTGTATCAAACTGATGGTCAAGGCAATGTTGGCAATACCTGAAGAGGCAGAGAAGCGATATGGTATACAATATACAATGCCTGTTGACATTGAATTAAAAATAGGATACAACTGGCTTGACTTAACTGAAGTCAATGTGTAGAATCAATCTACGCAACCCTAATCGGAAATGGAGAATCGAATGGGAAATCTTGTAAATACTGAATTGGACTCTTTGGTAGCAGCGTTTAACTCTGATGACGAAACTGCTTTGATGGCAGCTTCTGGTCAGCAGACTCAGCAGAGGCAGACGGGCCTACCACGACTAAATATAAACTATGATATGGAAACGGAAGAGGGACTTGCTCTTACGAGAGGAGATTGGAAGGTGTACGTGGACGGTAGGTTCTTGTACGCTCCGACTGTGCAGTTACGCCCAATCTTGCGTACGTTTGAATATAGTTTGTGGGACGCAGACGAGGGGGCTTTCAAATGTAAGTCTGTTCAGAAGCCTACGCTATCTGGAGAGTTTCCTGATACGGAAGGAAAGAATAAGTGTGGTCGCTTGTCTCGTGATGAGGAAGAGACTGCATCGGAAGAGGCGCAGATGCGTTCTCGTGCCGTCGTCTGTAATCAGGTAATTTACGGTCAGCTGTCGGGTACGTTTAACGCCGCAGATGGCACGGAAGTAACCTTGGATGCCCAGCCTGTAGTGGCGTACTTCAAGCGTTCCGGTTACAAGCCTATTGGTGACTTTATTGATGGGCTGTCCCGTCAGAAGAAGCTGATGCAACGCCAGATGGTTAATCTTGCAACGTCAAAGGCAAAGAAGGGCAGTGTCACTTACTGGATTCCTGTACCGACTTTGCATGGTGAAGTACCAATCACTGAAGCTGATAAGCAACTGATGGGTATGTTTGCTGAAACTGTATCTGCACATAATAACTATGTGATGGAGCAGAACCGTGAAGCTACCAAACTTAATGGTATGTCTGACGGAGACTTTGACCTAGCAGACGACTTTACTGATGTTAACGCTGCTTAGTATCCAAGACTTTTTGGACAAAGCAAGCAGGGGGGAACTTGATGTCTCCCCTGCATCACTTAATAAATTTAAAATTGAATGTCGTGAAGCTGCTGCAAAACAGCTAAAGCGTGAGAAACGCGAATGGTACGTTCGCATGTCCGGTCTTGGTCGTCCCATGTGTCAGCAGATGCTAGACAGAGATGGTGTCGAAGAGGAGATGGAATACAATGCTGTGTTCCGCTTTCTGTTTGGTGACCTGACTGAAGCGGCAATGATGCTTGTACTGCGAGAGGCCGGTGCGGACATTAGAGGCGCACAGGAGAAGTGTTCTTTACATCTTGATGGGTACATAGTCAGAGGTACGCTTGACCTCATCCTGCGCGATTCTATGGGCATTGACAGGGTGTGGGATATTAAGTCTGCCAGTGATTGGGCGTTCAAGAACAAATGGATTGGTGGGTACGAGAAGTTGCTCGATGAAGACCCGTTTGGGTACATCATGCAGGGATTTTTGTATGGTGAAGCAATGGGAATGCCGTTTGGCGGTTGGCTCGTTGTAAACAAATCATCCGGTGAGATACTTGAAGTGCCTGTCCCTGAATGGCACGACACAGATAAGCATAAGTATCTGGAAGAAGCAAAGCGTCGTGTAAAGGTACTGAATGACCCTGATGCACCATTCGTAAAGTTTGAACCAGAAGATGAGACCTATCGTAGACAAGGACAGATTATCAAAACGGGTAACAAGATACTACCTCGCGTATGTGGATTCTGTGGTTACCGCGCACATTGTTGGCCTGATGCAATCTTACGAGAAAAAGTAACCTCACAGGCCAAGAACCCCCCTAAAACATGGTATACTAGATTAAAAAAGAAAGAAATCTAATGCCGTACATTTTGATGAGAGAATACGATATAGACCTAATGGCTTTGAACGATGACTTGCACCATGCGTATGTTGAATCACATACAGGTACAGGAGGGGAGAGACGTGTCGTGTATCTTCGTCAACATGAAAAGGGGATGCCTATCACACTTAGAGAAAATTACTCTGATGATGGGTTTCTACGTGCAGAAACGTACGAACGAGATGCACGTACCGTCGAGAATGAATTGTTAAAAATAAGACAACTATCTAATCAAGGGGCAAACATTTGCGTACCACTAGCACCGCTCACAAAAGAACTAGATGCTATTCAAAGACTATCCCCAAAACTCGCAGGGTATCTAAAACAAAGACTAAATTCGATAAACTTAATAGTATGAAACGTAAATTTGCAAATAGAAAATCAGGGTATCGGTCACAGTTTGAACTCAGTTTGGCACGTAGTTTGAAAGAGAAGAACATACCATTCGAGTACGAAACAAAGCGACTGACATACATACCTGACCCTAAGACATACACCCCAGACTTTTACCTACCAGATACAGACATCTACATTGAGGCAAAAGGCGAGTTATCTAAGCCAGACAGAGTGAAGATGATTCTGATAAAGAAACAGCATCCTGAACTTGACATACGGTTTGTTTTCATGAATTGTCGTAACAAGATATACAGGGGAAGCAAGACAACGTATGCTGATTGGTGCATCCGACATGGGTTTGATTGGTCGGAGAAACACATACCAGCCGAATGGTTAAGAAAGGCAGACAACGATGAGTGATGATATAAAGAAGAAAGTAGAAGCAGCAAGTCTGTTACCTGACAGGTATTACCTAATCATGAACTACGAAGACGAAGACTCGTTTTCTATGACAGCGTACGACACAACAAAAGGTGAATTGAATATGGAAAACGTACCCGCTGGCATGGTTATGTTGTCTGGTATGATTGAGTTAATGGAAAATGACTTTGACCGTGTGTGGGATGCAGGTATTGCTCGTCTTAGCTTTATTGCAATGGCGGAATCTTTTAGACCAGAAAGTAAAGACGGAGAAGATACTATTGATAAGATTGTTGCGCGAGAAGATAATATTGTGAAAGTAAATTTCGGAGAGACGCAGTGACAAGCTACATGAACATCATGAAAGAGATAGAAGAAAACGAACAAGCAGGTAAAGAGGCATATAGCGGCTATGACATGGTTGACAAACCCTTCCACTACAATCAGGCAGGTATCGAATGCATTGAGGCAATCAAAGCGGCGACGGGTACAGGCTTTGAACAATACCTACAAGGGAACATCATCAAGTACGTCTGGAGATACAGATACAAAGGTAAACTACAAGACCTCAAAAAAGCCCAGTGGTATCTCGAAAAGTTAATTGAAGAGAAGACAGAATGAACTGTTGGCATTGCAAAACAGAATTAATCTGGGGATGTGACCACGACATGGAAGAAGAAAGTAGTTACTTCTCTATGGTCACAGACCTACACTGTCCAAATTGTGGCAGTGAAGTTTCAGTATACTTACCAAAGGAAAGAAAAACCGATGAATAATATGTTACCTACCCCTTATCAGCAGTTCATTCACAAGTCACGATACGCTCGTTGGCTTGAGGACGAAGGACGTAGAGAAGATTGGCATGAGACCGTTGACCGATACGTAAACTTCATGGTTAATCAGCTTCAGGGCAAGCACAACTATAAGCTGCCAAAGAAAGACCAAGAAGACATACGGGATGCTATTTTGAATTTGGAAATCATGCCAAGCATGAGAGCCATGATGACATCAGGGCCAGCATTGGCTCGTGATAACGTGTGTGGTTACAACTGTTCGTACATCCCTGTGGATAGTCCTCGTTCGTTTGATGAGTGTATGTACATTCTTATGTGTGGTACTGGTGTAGGGTTTTCTGTTGAGCGTAGTAACGTTGATAAGATGCCCGTGGTTAGTGATGCAATGAATGATTCTGAAACCGTTATCAAAGTTGCAGATAGCAAACCGGGATGGGCAAAGGCATACAGAGAGTTAATTGCACTGTTGTACGCAGGGCAGATACCTACATGGGATGTATCAGAAGTTCGTGCGTCTGGAGAACGCTTAAAGATTATGGGGGGAAGAGCCTCTGGCCCACAGCCTCTTGTGGATTTGTTCACGTTTACTGTAGGAGTATTTAAGAAAGCGTCAGGCCGTAGACTGTTTCCGATTGAGTGTCATGATTTGATGTGTAAGATTGGGGAGATTGTTGTCGTAGGTGGGGTAAGACGTTCTGCTCTCATCAGTCTTAGTAACTTAAATGATGACCAGATGCGTCATGCCAAGGCAGGACAGTGGTGGGAGAATGAAGGACAGAGAGCCTTGGCTAATAACTCTGTCGCATACAAAGGCAAGCCTGAGATGGGTACGTTTATGCGTGAGTGGCTTGCGTTGTATGATAGTAAATCTGGTGAACGTGGTATCTTTAATCGTGAAGCTGCAGACAAACAAGTCGCACGTAACGGCAGACGAGAGACAGGACATCAGTGGGGTACAAACCCCTGTAGCGAGATTATTTTGCGTCCATACCAGTTTTGTAACCTCTCTGAGGTCGTCGTGAGGGCTAGTGATACCCTTGATGACTTACTGAGGAAGACGAGAATTGCCACTATTGTAGGTACAATACAGTCTACGCTCACTGATTTCAAATATTTGAGGAATGTATGGAAGAAGAACACAGAGGAAGAAAGATTGCTAGGCGTGTCCTTAACTGGTATTATGGACCACTCCGTTCTATCCAAAAATGTAGACAGCAAACGTTGGCTAGAGAAGATGCGAGAAGAAGCCGTCAAAACGAACGAGAAGTATGCGAACATGCTTGGAATCCCTCAGTCCGCTGCAATCACTTGTGTAAAGCCGTCGGGTACTGTGTCACAACTCGTGGACGCAGCTAGTGGTATCCATGCTCGTCACAATGATTACTACATTCGAACTGTTCGTGGTGGTAACTCTGACCCTCTTACTCAGTTTATGAAGGAGTCAGGAGTATACAATGAACCTGACGTTATGAAGCCTGACACAACCACGGTGTTTAGTTTTGCTATGCAGTCACCTTTAGGTGCAGTGCTGCGTACAGATATGTCTGCTATCGAGCAGCTAGAGTTGTGGAAAACGTACGCTCTGCATTGGTGTGAACACAAGCCATCTGTAACTATCTCTGTTAAGGAAGAAGAGTGGATGGATGTAGGTGCTTGGGTGTATCAAAACTTTGATGTTGCATCCGGTGTTTCGTTCCTGCCTCACAGTGAGCATACCTATCAGCAGGCTCCGTATCAAGACATCGAACGTGAAGATTATTTAGAGTGGCAACAAGCGTATGATTATGTTACTCTTGATTGGAATAAGTTGACTGAGTTTGAAAAGGAAGATACGACTACAGGTTCGCGTGAGTTAGCTTGCACAGCAGACACCTGTGAAGTTGTAGACTTGAGTGCGGCATGATTGAAATTCAAATATCAGATGAGATGCTCTTGGCTGCTCGTTCTAAAACTCGTCAGATGGGGTTGTTAAACAATTCCATACTTAGAGGGGGCGGTAGTATAGCAGGATTTATAGGAGAACAAATCGTACTCTCTGTGTTAGGTGGCGTGTGGAAAAATTCGTACGACTACGATATCATTCTGGATGACGGTAAGAAAATAGAAGTAAAAACTAAACAAACTTCTGCTGTTCCTAAGTTACACTATGATTGCAGCATCAGTAACTTTAATACAAAACAAAAATGTGACATGTACGCTTTTACTCGTGTACACAAGGATTACTCTACAGGTTGGTTCTTGGGTATGCTAGATAAAAAAGAGTACTTTGATAAAGCTGTGTTTATGAAGAAAGGTTCACTTGACCCTGCGAACGGTTATACAGTTCGTGCGGACTGTTATAACGTACCTATATCTGAATTGAGACAAGCAAATGGCGCAAAAGAAGGCTAAGTTATTTTCTCTGGAAGCAAACTTGCTTACCAGTGGCAACGTAGAGATACTATGGGATGGTGTTGACCCTGACGATTTCGAACGCGAAATGAATTTAGGGATGCCAGAGTACGAAGGTTCGCACAGTGTAGCATCCCTAATTCGGTACTTGCGTACAGTCGGTGATGAAGTGATGGATAAGTCGCGGACGTACGTCTAGGCTGACTTCGGTTTACCTTTATTCATGTTCTTGTTGATAGCGTTTTGACGAGCCTTTTCGTAACCCGACATCTTACCATCTTTATCAAGGTCGCCTAGCATCGCCTTGCCGCCGCCTGCCATCATGGGCATACCCATTGCAGGTTCAACGTTCTTT